TAGTCATCTTATTGACTATATCCGTCTTTGTGGTCTTGAAATATTTCGTGGTACCGTCCAAATCTATCTTCTCCATCATTTCGGGGATGATAGACATACCGGCAGAAACCATCGTGTAACGGGTGTAAAGAATCTGATGCACAATCTTCTCTACGGGAGTCATTTCAAAAGTCAGCCGTTCTATGAAGGTAGAAGCATTGAAAGACTTTCCGCTACCACGCCCACCGGTGATAAGAATTATAAATTTTTCCTTATCCTCATATAATGGATGGTAAATTTCTTGAGGTACTATCATTTCAGCTTGTCTTTAATCCAAGAATCAATGTTGATGCCGTGCTCTATGTCTGTTGGAATATCAACATCTTCATCTTGTTTGCGTTCAATCTTTCTCCAATCTTCATCGTGGTGATACAGCCAAACGGACATTGCTTGCAAATTTGGAGCTAACTCACTTTCGCTAACTTGTAATTCGTCCTCACCTGTCAAATTTCCCTCTGAATCACGGAGCTTTCTTACCACGGTGCTTTTGGTTTTTATGCCACCGAGAGCCATTGCAAGGAATTTAGCCCTTACAGTGGCATTGATTGTCGCGCGCCCACGCGCTAAGACTTCGGATATTTCGGTGTACTCACTTTTCTTTTCGCAGAAAGTTTGTGGTAAAATTCCTATGGCATAGGCAATTTCCTTATCAGTGAATCCCTTTTTGGCATACGATTCCACGAGAGAAAGAAAGTCCTCGCTTGTATAATCAAACTTAGGCTTTCTTCCTCCTTTACCTTTTCTGTTTTGAGATTCACTATTATTCATAAACTTATCCGTTACTTAAAGCAAATTTCCCCGTTCCAATCCTTTTATTTCGATTAGAGAAAAACCACATACCTCTTTGCTTCATAGATGATTCAAACGCATTTATAACACGTGCAGCCCTTGGATTATTTCCATAACCCTTTTGAATTGTACGAGCCTGCGCCTCTAATCTCCGAAATTGTGCACTTAATTCATTCAAACTTTTCCTTCTGACTCAATCTTCTTCTAAATTTAATTAATCAATCCTTTCTATTTGTTCATCAAATACTTCTCCCTTTATGAACTTCATATCAGGGTCATACCCGAACCTTTCGCAGAATGCGGCTTTAGCTTCATAGGTATCAAAGGACAATATCACATAGGCATCCATGTTCTCGGCTTGCTTCTGTGCGTTTTCTTTCACCTGATGCTTGACCTCTTTCATGTGGGCAACCTTTTCGGCACGTTCCAACTGCTTGGCGGCTTTATCGGCTTCTTTCTGTTCTGTTACAGGCGACATCATGCTTTCCAGTTCGTCAGCAATGGAGCTTTCTTCTTCGGTCTGCAAAAGGAAATCAACCCCAATCATATTCAAGTCGGCATCCGTCAATCCTGCATCTTTCCAGTCAATATCAGGAACAATACGGGCAAGAGCGTCAAAATCCCAAGAACCTTGTGCATTAGGGTTGTTCATTAGAATATTCAACTCCTTTTCCTGCTGTTCGTCCACGTCAATGACATCGACACGAATGCGATAGTCGTTATCGGGAAACTTTTGTAATTCGTCCATGACAGACAAACGCTGGTGTCCGCTGACTACGGTAAGACCTGTACGCTTGTTCACGACAATTCCACCGACTAACCCGAATTTCTTGATACCACGTTTTAGTGTCTTACGTGATTCATCAGATAGTTTTCGGGGATTATAATCCGCAAAGTGAATGGCAGAACGATTAAGTTCCACCGATTCACTCTTTATGTATTTTGATAATTCCATATTAGCCGTTGCTTAGACCCATGTATTGCCTATTCGTAAATCGTTTAAAGGCCATTCCGGGAACATTACCTGTTATTTTTTCAATATTTTTAGAATATCTTGTAGCCGCTCCACGCACTCTATATATTCTATTCTGAGCACGTTCATTGGTTGCCATTCTTCCTATAGAATCCAATATTCTATCCCTTTGTGAAAATATTTGTGCAATAGATTTTCTTCTAACTCGGCATTCCTCCTATTAATTTTGTTGATTATGATACTCCCAAAGCACTCTTTCAGCCATTGGGAAAACTTTGTAAATTCTCTGTAAATCCTGCGGGTAATTCTTCTCCATCCAAAGCATACAATCAAGATTGAAACCTACTCCCGAACTGGCTTTCAATGAATATCGAACTGGCTCGGGTAAATTGTGTTGCTTCATGTAAGCAAGTATATCCTTTTGTGTCCAATCAGCCAAAGGATAAACCATACCGTTATTCTCGTAACCGTTTACCTCATACCCTTTCAACATAAGCCTACGATTCATACCATCAGCTTTTTTCATGCCTAAGAATGTATAATAAACTCCATGAGTAAGCTGCATAGCCTTTACCACATCTGCCAACTTCAATAGCTTTACTTTCGGATTTGGCACACAATACATACCGCCACGGAGAATATAAGTAAGGTTCCAATGTGGTACTTGAACAAACTCTATCTTCGGATACTTGGCTTTAGTCCAGTTTATCCAACGGTTAATATGTTCCAAATTCTTGACAAAGTACATGAACACGCAAACAATCCGGTCAAACTTTGGATAGATTAAATCAAGCAGAACAAGCGAATCCTTACCAAGTGATAAAAACAGTAAAGCCTCATTCGATTTTACCCGAATGAGGTCTATATACCGGTTCGCTTGTTCTACCTTGCTCATAGCTAACCACCACTTAAACCAAATGAAGTACGAAGGTCACTATAACGCTGTCTGCGTGACCCCAACTGTGATGTACCAGCTTCACCGCCACGTCTGGCAACCAATCTACCACCAGCCCCGGCACCGTTCATATTTCTGCGAGGCCCGGCTACTCTGTTAATTCTTCTTGCGACTCTGCTTTCTAATTTTAAAAGTTAAACAAATCAATCTATATGTTTTTCTAATATCTTGCCCAAAGTATAATCCATTTGTGCAGCAAGATATTCTTCGCCTTGATGTTCGTAAACAATATCATTACCGTTTTCATCTGTGAGAATAACAGCTTCTGCTGCTTTCACTTCAACGATAATATAAGGACGTTTACCTGTATATGCACCTGTCAGAAGCTTGATTGCATCGTACTTGATAGACTTTAATTCTATTTCACCCTCTTCAGGCAGTTCTGCATCAGCCGGATATTCTTTACCGCCACATAGGTAAGTGATATACTTCTTAGCGTTGGTTGGTCTGATTTCACGGTATTCGTGGGTTTTCTTGCCTGCCAAAATTTCATCGAAATACTTCTGTTTGATGCTTAATGTAAGAATGTTCATAATCGTGTCAAATTTAAATTAATACTCAATAGTTGCGGAAACAGGACTCGAACCTGTGACCACCGCCAAGTCAAAGCGGTAAGCTAACCAACTGCTCCATTCCGCGATAGTACCCCAAAGGTACTACCATAACCAAAGATAACGAAATATCTTCAATCGTTATACACGACAATCGGCTTATTGTCGTGAACTAAGCCATTTGTCCCGTCTTTCTCTACACGCCTCTAAGGTAGGCGCACAACAAGCAAAGAGTTCACCACTTTCAGTACGGTAGTCGTACTGGTACATTCTCACTCTTTTACCTCTCAACCTGGTGTTGTAGGTGGTGTAATTTTCTTTACCGGGTTGACATACGCTGCAACCGTTTACATTTATTGAGTTCATAATTCAAGTAATTGTTTCGTTTTATCCACGTCTACAAAACTCGTCCACCCTGCTTTATGCAGTTTTATAGCTGCCTCTCTGATTGTGATTTTACCACTCTTGACACTTTCTTTCAAAGATTCTAATACATTCTTCATTCTTAATTCATTTTCACATTCAATCTTTCTTCACTCGTATAAGCCACTACAAGCCCAGTTTCATCATGCTGTATGGTGATGTACTTTTCACCCCTCTCTATAGTAGAGAAGTCATAAGGGGTTACCATCTTACCCAATACCTTGCCCAGTTGCTTCATCAGTGGGGCTTCAGGGCTGATAACTAAAACTAAATCTGTTTTCATAATCGTATATATTAAGCATTAATACCTATTGCGTTTCTCATAAAGTTGCCAGCCTGTTCTACAGACATATTCAGCTTCTTTTGAATCAGAAGAAGCATACAGCTTACTTGTTCTTTTGTGTTCAAATTGCCTTGTACAAACTCTGACATGATGAATTTCTCTATTGTTCTTTGTTTAATTACTGATGTTGCCATAATCGTATATCTTTTAATTGTTATTACTTTGTTTCTGATGATGCAAAGATAGTATATTATGTAACAAATAATACTATTTATATAGTTAATAAATTATAAATATATTATTTTACGTAACATATAATAATTATATAAGTATATTTGCATCATGGAAAAGGAAGATAAAAGAAGAGTTATACACGTAGAAATGAAAGCAACTGGTAAGCATAGGTACTTTGCTTCACCTGCTGCCATCTATGATGTATTTTCAAGTCAAGAACTTGGAATTGCCCGGCAGTCACTTCTTAACTACTGGCAAAAGACGGAAGAACCCTATGAAAATGCTATTTGTATTATCAGAAAAGGGGAGTTGGAACGAAAAAAGAAAATGAAATCAAATGAATGAACCGCAAATAACCATATCATTTAAAAATGTTAGAGATGCTTTTTATGTATATTGTGATATTATAAAAAGGCATGGAAAGGGAGCTACAGATACACCTATTGCAAGTTTTTATATTGGCAATGTTATACTAAGTTCACTTGCTTGCGAAATAGGGTTAAAGGCTCTACTTGTCTTTGAAAACAAACATTCTCATGGACATTATCTAAACGAATTATTCAACGAATTAAGCTCACAAATGCGAGAAAGCATAATACAATGTACCTCTTACGAGTTAGAATCTTTCAATAAAGCATTATCAGAGAACAAAGACCATTTTATTAAATGGAGATACTATTACGAAAGTCGCCAATTAGTGGCGAATTATGACTTCATTTTAAAACTGTTCTATTCTATTAAAGCACATTTAGATAAAATAAAGCCGGAGCACTAAACTCCGGCTCATTAATTGATTAGCCCTTTGATTCTTAACTGATTTACGATTTCGGTGTAAAGATACTCTATATCCCCACTGAAATCCCCATAATTTTGATAGAGAAACACGACATCAGCACAATTGTCGGAAATTGTGCTCTTGGACTGAACCCTAAGCACCCTTGACATCTCCTCACGTACCCCTGCTGTCATTTTTCCACCAGCAAGCGAGCTTGGAGAAAACAGATACAAGATGATGAAGATAAATTTTTTCCGCTGGGTCACACTGTCAATATTCGGCGGACATCCTCTCTCATTCAGCAACTCAACGAATATTTTGTAGATTTCATGGATAAGGCTTTTGTCTTTCAAAATCGGGGCGGTCAAGGCATTTTCTTCCTCTGAAAGTTCTGATTTCTCGATACGAATCTTTTTAAGACGAATGATTTTATTAAAATCCAGCTCCATAACACGATTATTTTAAAAGTAAATAGTATATTTGCATCATAATCGTGTGAGGGAGGATTGAGTGGTCGTGCGCTTGGTTCTCCTTTTTTTATTTTACAGAGTTATTCTTTTCCTGAATAATCCGATTTTGCTCGTTCACCTCCCTACCCCATATCATAGCGGAATAGATGGCTTTTGCATACAAAAAGAGTTCCTCACGACTGGTAAGGAACTCAACTCGAAGAGCTGCACATTTCGCATCAGTCCAAACTGTTTCATCTTTTTCCATTTCTCAAATCATACTTCTTTATATAGTTATCAACAGTAGTTTTGCTCACTCCCAATTTCTTTGCAATATCTTTCAGGCGCATACCGCTGACAACAAGTTCCCTTACTTCTTCGACATCAACTGTTACCCGGTATCCTCCACCCTTCTTTTCAATCGCTGAAATAGAATTGAATAGTTTTCGCTTCTTCTCTGCATATTCAGGGGTAAGCTTATCTTTTGTTACATATATGACTGTACGGCAGTCTATACGTAACGGGAAATGTTTAATACTTTTTTCCATGTTTGTTTTCTCTCAATTCATTGTATCTCATCTTCTGATTGATATGCCATATAAGGTCTATGTCCAAATGTTTAGCAAGCCCGAAAATAGCCAATAGCATGCTGTTTAATTGCCCTCCTAATGGATAGTCGTATTCATACTCATATCTGATGGGAATTGTGGATATAGCGTATACACTTTCTGTAAAGGTCTCATCATTGCAACTTTCCTCTGCCTCGTACAGCATTTCTTCCGTAAAGTCCTCAATGTCTATCTTACGCAATCCGCACAAATCAAGCAGGCGTATAGCTGCATCGGCAAGTTCATCGGGAAGTGTATCTTTTACATTCTTTTCAAAGGAACACTTAAATCGCTTTTCTTCTTCCACTAATGCAGGATAGCGATTATAGTCCATTTCAAAACGTGATTTACATTTCTTTCCTAATCTTCCCTTTCTATCCGCTTCCACGGCTTCCATAAGCTCGGATATTACAAGGCAAAGGCAATGTTCGTTACTCAATTCTTCATCGTGGAAACCGTGGTTGCAAGCGGTTTTATAGGCGCGGTCGCGCAGTTCATTTAGATTCATCTGTTCTTTCTTTATCAGTTAATATTCCGTTTTTCTTGTCGTAATTACTCATACGGGGGCATTTCCCGTCACACCGCATGTTCACATACATATTACTTGCCATACTCGATATGAATGACTTTTTGTAGCATTGCCCACTGTAGGGGCTGTAATGCTTGAAGTGTTCCTGGTATTCTTTTCTATTCATGGTTAATCAACTAATTCAAATTCGTAAACGAAAACATAAGGGTTAGACTCCCACGTCCCTTTGCCGGAGACTTTATCTATGAGGGCGGCAAAGGCTTCACGAGGGGTGCAATAAGGCTGAATGTCCCCTTTATAATAATAAGCATCCATAAAATGTGTATCTGCACTTCCGCATTGTCCTTTGTAAATTCCTTCTTTCAAGCAATCTTTATCGGAGATGTCTTGCAATCTTTCGATTTTGATGTTGGTAATACGGATGTGATAGGGCATGAGGTCAGCGCGGACAAACATTTTATTTTTCCAACCGGGTGCGAATTTAGTTTTAGTATAAAATCCTATTCCGTCCCTATCATTAAGTGCAATTTCGGGATTCATCCCTAAACTTTCATAACATTGTGCAATGGCAAAAACTCCACTAACCTTGTACTTCGGCTGAATAAACATTGGAACAAAGTCATTACAGTCCTTATCATATACAAGAATCTCAAAAAGGGGGCTAACATCATCTGATTCAGTAATCCTAAAACATCCAGCAGGATTTTCTTGATATGCTTTCGGACACTTAATGATTCTTCTTGTCTGCGTCTTCCGACCATCCAATACAGCCTGGGTTAGACTGTATTTATCATTGAACATTATCTTCTTCATTGTATCTTTTTTTTAACTCTTTCAAAACAATCTCCATGCCTTCATTCAGTCCTTTCTTGTAGCCTGATATATGCTCACCTATGTTGTAAACCAAGCATCCTGCAACGATAAGAATAACTCCTACAGTCCTATGCCAATAGAGAAAGGATACACTGAACGGTGAGAATGTCAGTCGGAAATGCCCGATGAATAATGCTGATATGATGAATATCGCAAGAAAAAATATTAGGTTTGCTTTCATAATCATATAAGTTTTAATATTTCTCAAAATTTGGGATTTGTAAATAGAAAGAGTTTCGAGACATGGGAAGCCAACACTTTTGCTCCTCATTGCACGTATTCCAATTATCTTCCCCAAATTCATCATTTAATGCTTCCACTATCTTATAGGCTACATCTTTTACAAAACGAGTATTAAGCATCCTCTTGCCTTTAATAACGATTGTAGGTGTATAGAATGAAATTTTATACTCTCCGCCATTTTCTATCGACCAACTACCTTGGGCTACTGTAATATGCGGATTAGTTTCGTTTTTATACTCTTGTACTATACTTAGATAGCCATTAAAATAGTTGGCTATTAGCTCCGACTTATATACTTTTAGTCCCGTTGCTTTTTCTAAAAGTTTTCTAAGTCTATAAGCATCATTTACAACAGGGTCCATTCTCATATAAGTTTTAAAGTTTCTTGTATTCCGGCTTCAAGTGCTTCCTCGTAGCTTTTATAATGCACCAAAGGCCTGTCGGATAATCCCACTAAATCATGGTTCGGTATTGTTAGTATATCATATATCCAATAGTCTCCATACATATAGGATACTTCAACGTGTAGCTTCTTGGTTTCACGCAGCCACTTTTGTGTAACGGATTGAGTAGGATGGGAACATACTTTTATTGGTAACTCGCTATTTGTTCTATTGGTACCATATTGTCTACTATCTTCAATATTAATAGCAATCATACATGGCTCATTAAATCCTTTCTCTTTCAGCAGCTTCGCTGTCTCTAATGTTACAAGTTCTTCGGTCATGGCTATTGTCTTTTCAAATTAATAATCTTCGTTTCGTAGTTGTCAAGCCCCTTTTTATGGGTACGGATAATCACTATACTATCATTGAGATAAGTTACGCCCCCCTCGCTTGTACGGTGTTCTATAGGGTATTCTCCAGGGTTGTTGCACCCGAATAGTGCAACTGTTGCCAAAAGGATAATTATTTTCTTCATACTTTAAAGTGCTCAATCAGTTCGTTTACGGTAGCCTTATGATAATATAATAAGTTAAAATCATTAGGCATCCCATAGAAATCCATTCCAGGTAAACTGCCATCAGAGCCATCCCGATATATACCCCAATCGCCCTTACCATTGGTGAATAGTTGATTATCATCTGTATCATCTCTCAATGAAGCGATAGCTAAGAAAAACTCCTCATTAAATCCGCAATCAATAAATTTCCCACATAAAGCACTATGTTTGTCAAAAAGGATGTCAAAAGAATCCGCAATCACATAATTAGGAGTATCAAATCCTTTCATTGGATATTGATAAGCCCATATTATACTACAATTATTTGTCCATTCAGGAGAGTCGTTGAAATACCCCAACTCTTCCAGCTTCTTTCGAAGCTCCGGTGTATTTTTGCGTATAAAACACGGTGTTGTAAATCCCATAGTTATTCCTCCTTATCTATCTTAATATCTGTCACTTTGCCACAATTAACGAATGCTTCGCAACCAATAATGGCACAAACAACATTAAACTTCTGACACATAGATAGCAGTGAACATCTTTTACAGTTAATTTTATATTGCACCGCTTTATGCAGCACTCCGTCTATTATTATTCCGTTCTTTATTTCCATAGTTATAACGTTAAGATTATATTGGTTTTTATATGCTCTATGGGGGAAGCAGTTAACGCAGATTTTTCCTCTTCTCTGTGTATATAAATAAATATATTATTGGCTTTTAAACCCGTTTCTGCTTCAAGCTTTTCCAAAATATGAGCTATCTCCATTTCGGCTTTCGCTTTCTTGTTTTTTGCTTCTTCTATATTCATGGCTATTTCCCTTTCAATTTCTTTATTAGTGCATCAGCTACCCTCAAAGAGCCTATTGCAATATCATCATAAGTTTCACTGTCATCGTTTATTCCTAAAGCAATACAATACCCTTGCATAGCGGATTTTGCCAATTCATAACGCCTTTGCTCCCAATCAATAGTTTCAAAATTATCTAAGAAGTCGAGTTCTGACACTTTGAAATACCTACCTTTCACTAAGGCAGTCCCAACGTCGAATAAGCCTTCAACCTCTACAATCTCTCCAGTCTCTTTTATTCTCGCTTTCATTATTTACCCTCCTTTTCAACATATCCGTTTTTAATACACCAGCACAGCATCTCGTAGGCTGCGTCAATAAGTTTTTCTGAACTAAAACTTGCACATTCATGTTCTGCATTTATACGAGCATATTTAATCTTCCATTCATTCTTTCGCCTATCCATAACTTCTAATGTAAGCCAATAAACCTCGTCAATTATTGGAGGAAGCTTATCGAGAATATCCTGCAAAGTGTAAGTGGGAATTATTTCCCAAAATGCACTATCTCGTTTTTGATTAATTACATCTTCATATATTTCAAGTTCCCATTTTGCATTTTTATAAGAAAGAGCGTAACACCAACACATGCTTCCATCGCTTGTATCCAACCCAAGCTCCTGCAAATGTTTCATCTGTTCGACTGATAATACTTGTTTTGATTTCATAGTTTAGTCCTCCGTTTCTGTTTCAAAAGTGTTGTATTCAATATCGGCATTACTAACGCATTTGGGCATGTTCTTATCCCGTTCTTCCTTACTCAAATAAAGAAATATATCTTCGTCTGGATTGGAAGAATAACTATTTCCGTTCCAGACTGTTCTAATTATTCCATATATCTTCATATTTAATCTCCTTTCTCTTTAATCCGTTCCAGTACATCCTTGTTGGCTTCGAGTATCTCATCGAAAGAGGGGATGGGCATCCAAGCTATCGTATCATAATACGCCAATGTTTTTGTTTCCCATTCCCCATCTATATAGTTATTTAACAACGTAAAATAGCTGTTAAAGCGCTTCATCTTACAAAGCACTAATACTCTATCTTCATTTTCTGGCAACCGTTCCTCAACGCTTATCCACGGAGATTGCTTTGCCTGCCAGTCTGCACCTTTCTTAAAAGCCCGTAATGCAACCGATTTTGCCAATGCCTTGATAGCTATACTGTCTTTTTCATCATAGGCAAGCTCCGCATCTTTATTATATGTACTTTCACTCCAATGAGTGCAGGCTGCTTCTTCTACTGTCTGTTTCATAACTTATTTCCTTTCCAATCAGTTTTGAATTATCTCTATTGTTAGTCCTTAAATCTTATAATAGACCGGTTGACAATACCTTCCTCTCCATCTTCATAATGTTCACCACAAGAAAATTCTTCATAGCCTTTTTTCTCTATCTCCCAACGAGGGTCGAACGGATAATTGAAATCTGAATTAGAGTGGATTTCACCAAGTCTTTTAAAGTCTCTGTTAAGTTCTTTGTCTTTTATATCAACAATTACAGAAACCTCTCTTTGCAGGGTATATGTAACCTTATACTTCATTTTTTGAGGATTTAAATATTTTTATAGTAGTCATTCTGTTTAATAAAGCCATGAGAATTAAAGCTAAAGCAACTTTCAATAACCGCTTTTTACCAACAATTATAATGTTGTTTCTAACCATTCCATTATCAGTCATTATGCTATACCAATTTTTATAGGGTAGCAAGACTTTATAGACATATATTTTCTCAACGATTTTTTTCATAATCAATGACTTTTAATTTTCTTATATTTACCACACTTCTTGCAGAAATAGTGACGGACGGTGTACCAACCGCTATCACCCCAATCATCAACAACTTCAACTCTCCTCTCAAATAAGTATTCCCACTCGTGGCAACAGAACCATTTCTTTATAATGGCATCAATTAAATGCTTCATAACCAACTGTTCTCCTTTACAATTCTACCATCGTCTAACAACGTGTATAGTTTACCCTTATATGCCAGAGCGAAACACCATTGGCGGGCATACTTCAAATACTGATGCAATTTGTATCTATGCTGGTATTTCTGCATCTCTTTTTCTATTCTTTTCTTCATGTTACGTCATTAATGTGAATTTCTCCTTTCAAAACTCGCTCTACCTGCCTGTCTATTATTCCTTGGAATTCTATTTGGCAAATAAGAGAACAATCAGGCATGATTTCTTCTGGTATTTCTCCACGGTTAGGAGAAAGCTCATCAAGAAATATTTTCCCCGATTTGTCTTTCAGACACGTTGCACCCACTTCTCGTTCAATTACTGCCATTCGGTTGAATACCTCCGGGAAGTCTTTCCGTATCTTATTCCAATAGCCCATACCACCTTTCACACAACCGATGCAGTTGTTGTTATTGTAACCCATCTTGTACATGGCAGGGATTTCAATGCCAGCTTTCCATAGCATACCCATTGCATCCTTTTTGGTTATCTGCCTTTCAATAAGCGGGAATAACGGCTTTGTATCCGGATATTGTTGCTTTAGGCGAATGGCACGGTTAATCTCTTTCGGGTCAAAATCAAATCCCCAGACTTGACCGTCCCAATTTCCCAACTCTTTTTCCAGCTTGTAACGGACTTGTTTCTTTAGTTCAAATGTACAAGCTGCGCCAGTAGGACCATTAATAAATCTTTTCTTAGCCAACACATCCTCTACGTTGAGATACTTATCGCTTCTGATAGTATGTATCGGGCGATTATACCATCTTTCACAATCAGATAGGAACCGGGTGTTATCAGGATGCCCGGGACCTGTTTCGATATAGTAAATCTGCACATTATCATACAGACTTAGTGCTATCTTACAAGCTACTGCGGATGTTACACCGCAAGAAAACCATGCTATTATCATATAGATTATTTTTAATTCGATTTCTTCCTTTTATTCCGTTCCCGATTGTCTTCCGAAACACACATCTTGCACCATGATGTCTTTGTTCAGAACCACTCTTCATCCACTCCGACCTCTACCGAAAGCCAGTCCATGAGGAGGGATATAAGGTTATAAATAGGTTTCATTTCACTTGCTACCATTAATTCATCCATTTAACTATGGTATTACCTTTAAATCCTTTTTCCCATACATACCATGCGTATGCCACCGCGCTCCCGCCGCCAGCTCTCATTTTCTCAAACTCAGCGTTCTTTGCGCAAAGGATGCGGCTGCTCGACACATAGATGTTTTTGGGAGGAAAACGGGTGAATAGCGCCTTGCGTTCCTTACCCTCCATGAACTGAACTTTCAGGAACATGGCAACCTTGTTCCCTTCCGGTATGACGCTTAGAGCCTTGTACACAAATTCAAGAGCATACCTGTAAGGCGGGTTGGTAACTATATCACCGTTCCAAGACTGGTTCTCGATTGAAAGGAAGTCGAAAACCTCATTTCCGCATCGGTCTACCAGGTCGGAACTGCGGACATTATACCCGTGTTTCTCGAATACGCCTGACAAATGCTTCTGCCCACAGGCGCATTCCCATATATTATGAGAGAACTTTTCTTCTTTTAACAGAAGTTCTGCCGCTATCGGATCTGTAGCATAGAAATCTTCATTTTGGCGGTCCTTATCCGTGTGGTTGCTTGCTCCAAGAGTCCTAAATATTGAGTTAGAATTACCAACCTTGTATTTATCAGTATTCATTTTTTCACCTCCTTCGGTTTCCAGTCATTAGGTACTTTCGCCCATTCTCTGAAAGCACTGTCGAATCCGTCAAGGTCAGAGAACATATCCATCTTGGCGGTATCGGTGGTTACGAGGGTGGCAAATTCTTTGAAATACTTGTCGGCAACTCTAACAAAGTCGTTGTGCAGCTTCTTCAAGTTTCCAAGCAGAAGACCGTTTTTAACCATTAAATCACTCGCTTCCTCTACTAAGTTATTGGCTTCATAGTTCAGCAGGTGTGCAGCGGATAGCAACATGTTCATTCTGTCAATGCTACCATTGGCTATGGCGGCGTCAATTAGTTGTTTTCTTGGTTTCATAATCGTGTATCTTTTTTCATCAGTTACAAGTAAGTCCTTAAACAATAGTCCGCTATCCAGTAGCAGACAAAATAAAAAGCGGCATACGCTGTCAGGATTGACAGAATAGTCGCTATCAGTTTTATATCTTTCATCTTCGGCTTTCCCCCTCGATTTTTATCACATTAAACATCTCTTTCACCCGGTCGGCTATATAGGCTCCATACCGTTGAGAGAACTCCTTGTCCGGGTCAAGATTGGTAGTCATGTGGGTATAGAAATTATATCGCTGCTCATAACGAAGTTGTAAAACGGTCTGAATGGCATTTATGCCCGTACCAAAGTGTTTGGCATCCATAGGCTCCCGTCCTACTTCGTCAATGGCAAGATTGTGCATACATGACCTATCTGTGTATAGGTTCAACCCGATAATACCTTTCTCGGCAAACTGTAAGGCAATCTCGGCAGCACTGGTAAACTGAAAGGTCAATCCAGCATCCGCGCCGCCAATACAATAACGGGCAATTTTTGCCGCATAGTTCTGTAGCCCTTTCAGCAAAGTGGACTTGCCCACTCCGATAGAGCCGTGTAATAATAATCCCTTTCTTACATCCAATACTCCGGGAATCCCCCAAACCCATTGATAAAGGGCTTTCAATAATTGGCGATTACTATCATCAACCATAAAGACTGGCGAGATTGTTTTCATAGATGCAACGAGTTGATTACGCCAATATATGTCAGCCTGTTCCCTACTCCATTGCTTCTGATTAACCTTATTTACCGAAGACAATTGATTGAATGCCGGCGGAGCTTTCGTCCGGCTTTGCATCTGTTTTCCGATTGCTTCCATTGTATTTTAAATTTAGCCATTCTTGATAATCTCTCTCCGTTCCAGTAAACACCACACCTGTCCAACCAGATTCTATCGCTCTCTCAACTTGCCTAATAGCAAATTCTTCTTCAAATTTGGAAAGTTTATCAAGTGAAAGTTGCAAAGCGTAATTAAGTTTCTTTTTCCATTTCGGTGTCTGACGAAGCGTTTCCCAAGCGGACATGAATGCTATTGAAGAAAACGGATAGACCAGAGGTTTTTCATCCTTTATCTCCTTTCGGGATTTTTTCTTTGGAAGTGGGGAGCTCTCGTGCGTATGCGCGAGACTATCCTCTTGTTTTATGTTTATATTATCTATAATATGTGGAATTTGACTTTCATCCGCAAAATTTACGGATGATATTGCGAATGATGTTATTTTATCATCTGCAAATTTTGCGGATGATGTTGAAGATGATATTGAGGAGGTGTCTATATTACTACTAACGTTTTCACCCGCAATATCATCCGAAGTTTCATCCGCATTTTTTGAGGATGATATTGCGGGAGATATTGAGGACGATATAACATCATCATCTATGCTTTTGACAAATGAATAATAGCATCCTATACGTCTATCCTTGCTGGTTTTATAGTATATGAGCTGAGCGTCAGCAAGACTTTCCCTTGATTTACGCAAAGTATTATCAGATATATCCAAATTAGCACAAAGCAGGCTACTACGGATGAAAAACACTTCTTTCCACTTCATATCATTACAGATAGCAACAAGTTCGTGATAAAGAGCCTGAGAAGCTGTAGAAAGATAAGTGTCACCCCGAACCTTACGGAGTTTGGAAATCAATTGATAGCTGTTCATAAATGAAAATATCTGTTTGCCGCACATTCATCAAAAGACTTCACACGCTCAATAAGACGTTTCTGTCTTTGTCTGAAGGCTAAATTATTATCATACTTATTATGACATTCCCTGCATAATCCAACGATATTTAAGGGATTGGTATAGTGTTCTGGGTACATACTCTTAGGAACAAGATGTGCAGCGTCCGACATCGGTCTACCACAAATTGCACAACATGGAGGTAAGTTCTTCTTTATTGCAGCAACCTCTCTATTCAACTGTGCTTGTCTCCTGCTTATCTGTCTCATGGTCAAATAAATTAGTATTATGGTGTTTTTGAATCAATCTTTCAATACGGTCTATTTCACTATCAATAAGTTTTTCTTGTTTTTTCTGGAACGTAAAGTACCAGAGGAACGAATACAAAAATATTTCTTTTGCAAACGACGAAGTTTTACGACCTCATCATAAAATTGTTTTGCATTCATATAATGACAAGTTGTTGATTTAGAATTAAAAGCCTCGAAGCGCATTCTACGGGATATTGCATATAATTCTCATGCGGTTCAGTAGCACTGCTCACTTGATAGCATCGGGGACACTATTCGCATGCGCATTACAGAAATAACCATTTGCAACCGAACACTTTCATGTCCCCTTTCCAACACAAGTTTGTGGGAACAGGTGGATTCGAACCACCGACTACCGTTTGTGGTGCTCTCCCGTTAAGCTAAGAGTATATCTTGAGAGACTCGAACTCTCAACCTTCCACCACACACGGCGCTCTATCCGCTGAGCTACATTCCCTCATTTACCCGCCATATCTTCACAGACCGGGCAGGCAGGTTAACAAAGTTATCTTTCATGAACCTTCGCATGGCACTCTTCACAAAGAGTTACCAAACAATCCAAATGTTCCAATTCATGTCCGACAATAGACATACCGCCTATCTGGTAGGTTTTATGATGAATCTCCAGATTATAGGTCTTGCCACACATCCGGCAACAGTGTCCGTCACGAACACGAACCTTACGTTTTACTTCTTCCCAATAGGGGTTATTCTTCAAACTCGTCTGATACTTCGACGGCCTTCCTTTCTTGTACTTCAGTCTCGTCATAGTTCTCCTCCTTTCTCCATGGACTTTCTTCAATCGAAACTCTGTGCCACTCATGGCGTTGTATAGGAATTATCTCACCGTTATTTTCATCAAGGAAATCCTCAATCCAATGTTCTAACCATACATCCTGCCCTTCCTCTTCCCAAACCTCTACAACTTCCTCGCCTTTACCAAATTTGCGAAGATTCTTACGGGTATCCTTAACTTCAATATCCGGTAATTCATACCCAAGGGATTTAAATGCTTCCTGGTTCATTTCACCCGAATTGAACAGGTCATTATACTCATGTTTAGGAATCTCCTGCACCAAAGCCAAACGAAAAGCTTCATTCACCCATGAATAATACAAATAATACCCCATTACTGGAATGCGGAAGGTATCAATCATCTTCAAAGGATAATCCTTGAGACCTTTTTTAGCCAAATTAACCAAGTCTTTGAATTGGGTGTTTAAAGCCGAAATCTTTGCTTCAAAATCTTTCTTCTCTGCATTGAATTTTGCCTTCAGACTTTCAAACTGGCTTTCAAGTTCCGGTATTTGTTCCTCGGCTATTTCACCATAATTGGCACGAATAATGGATATTTCATACTCATCCATCACCCGGTTAGCAATTACATCCTTTTCTTGGATGGTTACAAAATGTTCCGAAAGTTTTTTCTTCACATCATCCATGCAAATGCAATCAGGAAAAATCACTTCGGGGAATTTTACTGTTGTCGGTAATTTGAATATTATTTCATCCGGCAAATAATCTTTTAAATCTGTCATTTCTTATTGTTTATTCGTTTAATCATTTTCTTGCAACGCCTGCATAAATCTTGAGCGGGGGAAGTCTTAGGCGCATACTTCTCTATTCTTTCAGAACATTGCCTAAGAAGACGCTCTATCGTTTGAATATCGGTTTTGCACAGTTCCATTCATTCAAAATCATCAATGGCCACCGGATGAAGCAGTTTATGGCTCCATTCAGGAAGCTGCATGTCGATAATACCACGGGCACCTTCTTCTGCCTTGGCATCATAGCCGGGAAACCATTTCTTTTCAAAGCAATCTTTAACAATCGAAAGAGCGTAGTGATACTTATATTTTCCATTTGCCAAATCATCGGGAGACCAGAAGAGAACGGCTACATCATAAGGCTCTACCGTCTGCAACATAATCATTATAGTTACATTGAATTTTCGCCCGGTAATACTGCTCATTACTTCCTGATACATACCTTCTGAGAGCTCGTACTTGAGTTTGGCACAATCATAGTAGAACTTACCAAGGTCATCGGCACGTGTGGTCTTAAAAGAGATTACGGCATTCACACCGATATTCTCTTCTATATTGAAATAATCCGGTCGAACCCTTACATCAAGTTGGGTTTCCTTGTCTCGTCCATAAAAAGAAACTTCCGAACAAGCACCTTTTAAAAGCTGCTGTATGATACCACCACCATACCAGTAGTAGTTCCTTTTCAGAGCATTAATAATCATGCTCATTTCTTCGCTGATGAAAGAATACCCCAAATCAATGCAGGTTTGTCTCAATCTATCCCGGTATTCTTTTAAAACATTGAAATTCCAATTAACGGAAGGAATATCATCTTCAACCTCTTTCACATAGCCTGCTTCTTTCGCCAATAGTTCATTATAATACCGAATCATAGCTAACACCCCTTCTTTGGACGCCTGATTACAATTAGGCTCTACTTTTACAAGTTCAAATAGACGTGGTTCCAGAAATGCCATGTGGGCAAAGGTTCCTAATTGAAAGTGAGGCTTCTCTTTCTCCTCAAAAACCCGTTCCCAATCATAATAGAAAGAGCGCGGTGTTTTAAGAGCATTTTTCAAATTAGAGGAAGAAATACACTTACTTTGAAGATACATTTCCATAGGGTCACGTTTTACGCTTCCATTAATACTCAATTCTATCAGGTCAATATTAACAGGCGGTTTATTACAATTCAAGGCGATAAAATCCAAAACTGTTTCTTTAGTAGGATAATCTTCTGGATTATAGGCAGAGGGGTTAAGTTCTTCCCCCTCTGAAAAATCATCAATATTAAAATCCTCCATCATCCGGCAACAGGCAGATTAAGACGAAGAGGTCTTACGGACCAATTGTCAGATTGAAAATTATTGGTCTTATTCTTTTTCTTACCCATGTAGGTAATTTTAAGAGGCATACCACTTTTGAGAGAACCATTTTCTAAATATTGTTCCAGAATACCTACCAACCTACGGGAACCGTTTGTCACTGTCTGAACAGTACCGTTTGCTGTCTTTTCAAGAAATGTAGCACAATCTAAATCAATCAATTCATCCGGATTAGTTGCACTCAAGACCTTTTGCGGTTTGATTTCCACAAAAAACATTTTCTTAAACTCACCGGCATGTTCAGGCGTCCAATAATTGCCACACAAATCTATTGGTAACTCCTGCGCATCTTCCAAAGAAGGAAGTTCATTCTTACTTAAATCCGCTGTTTGGATTTCAAATGCAGAATCTCTTAATACTAAATCTTTCTCATTACTCATAATCGTAAATATTTAAAAGGTTAATCCAATTGTATCTCTCGCCATTATTCCGCTGACATTCGCCAGCGACAAGGCTTGTTTGATTTCTGTTTTTGAATAATAAAGGGGGGAATTTCGGCTTTCTCCTTTTCTGATAGGCTTTATCAGTTCTTTATTCACAAGTACATTGAACCGCTTCCAGTCTATTCGCATCATCCTTAGCCATTTCTTTACATCCCTCAATCGGATAAGGTCTTGTGCCGGCTCATATGCCTTGACCGCCTCCATATAACCAACCTGATAACTGTCTATCATAATGGATTGGATTTCTTCTATATTCATTCCGCCCTCCTTATTATTTCAATCCGTTCTACTCTTAATTCTCTTCCTCTTCTCATTTCGCTCTGTTCGTGATAAAGCGATAGAGAAAATATACATAGCAAACTATAAGCTACAGACATACGAACTGTTGGTGAAAAATCCATTGTAAGTTTCACACCGGCTATCCGTTCGTAAAGCATGGTAGCAAGCTCTCTCCCATTCCGTACATGCAATATATCAAAAGCCTTTTGCAACTGGTTGTTAATTGTGCTAACCGCCCGACATTTGATATTGGCAATTTCCTTTTTCTCATACCCTTGCGCATACATCCGTGCTGTAACCTCGCATTCAGGGGTGAGTTCTGTAAATACCCGTTCCATAATCGTGTGAACTAATGATTATTTCAGTCGTATAAGCGAAGAAAAACCTGGGCAATCTGTTTTTGATACCCTATACATAATGTCAAGTTTTCCTTTCAGCTTCTTCGTGAGCCGTGCTTCTTTGTTTCTTCGGGCAGCTTCCATTTTTATCCCAGTGTGCCGAGAGTCTTCAAAGGGGATTCGATATATATCCCCAACCTTTATACTATCAAATAACTTAGTTGTCTGATAGTTCTCATCTACTTTAATTTCCTTTATCATACGCTTTAATTTTGAAAAAAATAGTGGTGATAGCAGGATTTGAACCTGCATAAATTGCTAAGTTTATTGCCGAGCAACGCGTTTCCTATTCCGCCATATCACCGGAAAAAGGTGCGCTATCTTCACAGACGGTACACCCAGTACAAACACAAAATAAAACACGACAAAACAATTTTAACCACCCGTACAAGGGTAAAGGGGTAGCTTGTACTCAGCATCCCTCACGGCTTTTAGTACGGTATAGCACTGACCTTTTCTGTGGTTGTTGCGCCCCCGATACCTTCTACGGATTCTACCACGTATCGAGACGTGAAGGGCTTATATTTAGACCTTTCAGCGATACGGACACCTGCCCCGCATACTTGACACCGTAAAGATGATTTTCGGTGCTGAAAGAAAGTTCGTTTCAACTTTGTGGCTTTACCACTATCAGACATTTGCAACCATTCGCCCGTCATCGGCTTATCCTCGGTCGCTATCGGTGTCAATTCCGTTCCACTTGCACCCACCACTATCCACCATCACTGGCTTCGCTTACGTGCCTTCGCAGAAATATATCTTTTTATCGTACCAATATGTCAAAGAACTAATCAATAGTGCCCTACCCGATTCTCGCTATCAGTTGCCGTTCAATCCGTCAATAGGGCGTGATATAATCGTGTGATTAATCATCATAAAAGAACTTCTCGCCCGGCTTTCTGAAAAGCCAGTAGCTTGCATACAAGCAGCCTAATACTATCAATGCCTCTATCATACTGCCATTCTATCAAGTTGAAACTCTATATAATCAATCTCTTCTTGAATAACCTCTAAGGCTTCTTCTTTCGTATCGGTGTTGCAGAAAACGCATGCCTCTGCATCAGACATTTTATCCACCTCTTCAAGTTCTTCACAAGCCTTATCTAAAGCCTTTTCAAAGGCATAAGCTTCTATACTATCACATACTCTATAGTTTCTCATATCAGGCAATTTTTAAAAGGTTAGCTTTCTTGTAGCATCTGAACTCTTGGCGTTCTGTGTCGAAATAGGTCTGGACTGTATCGTTCTTCTTTCTGTTGTCAGTACCAGTGATGGTAGGCATCAGCTTTTCATTTAGTGTACCGTAGGCTTCTCTTACAGAACCATCCACCTTTTGAAAGTAGAATTTCACAATCTTGCTTTTCATCTGCAATTTCAATTTCATGTTAGCCCAAGCGCACTTTAATGCTTCTGACATCGTGAAACCGTTCTTGCGAACGAACTGCCATGCAAGACTCATAACTTCGTGTAAAAAAATCTTCGTGCTCATAATCGTGTGATTTAATATGTTTATACTATTGCACCTTATTTGTAAGTTGCGTATCTTTGTATCGTTATCGTGATGCAAATATACTATCTTTTTAGATACCAACAAGCACAATAGTATCTTTTTAGATAACAAGCAACATTATTTAACTATTAGGGTCGTTTATACCTTATTATAATATAGAGCTATGGATTTAAAAGACTTTGTAAGCGAGACGCTCAAAGAAATAATCGAGGGAGTGAAGGACGCCCAAGACTTTGCAATAGAAAACGGCGCAGTGATTAACCCTACCAGTTTTGGGGTCGTTTCGCCAAAAGCCATAATGAGCAAAGATAATGACGAGGTAACATCCGTACAGCGTATTGATTTCTCTTTGTCATTGCAGCAGTCCTATGCAGCCGATGGAAAGGTAAGTATAGGGGTAATGGACATAGGGAAGATAGAAGGAGAATATAGAAATATCAAGGAAAATCGAGTGAATTTCAGTGTTTTGGTCGTACTCCCTGATGGAGATAACCGTTAGGAAGGGCATTACGATAGAATCTGCCGGTTCTGATGTATTCAAATAGTTCTTCCGTGATGCGTATTACGGTTTCGGATTCCGTGCTACTTCCGACAAGGTTGCTATTCAGAACAATGGAAAGCATTTTCTTTCTCTTTCTTTGGGCTATGCGATTCTTTAAAACAGATAACAGGCTCATATCGAAAAGCGAAAGCGACCAACTCCAAAGTTGCGGTTTGAAGTTTAGTCGCCTATATAGTCCCTTATGGGAACAGTTAAACAATTTAATCAAAATCATCCGCAACTTGATTTTAATGCGAAGATAGTATCTTTTTAGATATTACCAAATAAAAGCAGTATAGTTTATGGGAAATTCTGTAAAAGAGAGATTTTATGAGGTCATGGAAATTCTAAATTTGACCGATTATAGAGTTTATACGGACATAGAAGGAATTACCAAAAATATGATGGTGAAATTAAGAAATGGAGAAACAAGTGAGGTGTCCACAAAAATACTTATGCCATTTCTTAATACATACAAGAATGTAAATGCTAATTACATCCTTACAGGAAGAGGAAATGCTATTATTGAAGATGAAGATACAGATGGAGTTAGCCCTAATATGCCTACAACTCCAACTATCACATCTATTCCAACCACTAACAAAGATATTAAAATCCTCGATATACGTGTATGTGCAGGGCAAGGGATAGGGTTTGATGGCGATGAAAATGAAATAATAGGATACGTCAACATACCCGAATTTGCCGGATGTTATGGGATAACAGTATATGGTGATTCTATGTACGATATGTATATGTCGGGAGACACTATATTTGTTCGTGAAATAAAAGACAAGCACAATATAGACAACGGTCAGCCGTATGTGATTATAACTAAAGAGGATAGGCTTCTTAAAATGATTCATATTGATTACGAACGGAAAAGAACAATATTATCCTCCTATAATAATGCGACCAATCCTGATGGGAAAAGAAAATATCCCGATATGGAAATTGATATAGACAGCGATATTCTTTACCTATATAAAGTTGTTGGGAAGTTAGCAAGAACGCAAATGTAATTCATTGATAATGCTATGAAAATTCAACCAAGATACATGACATAAATAAAATATATACTCATGGCACTATATTTTAGAAAAAGAATTAAGATACTTCCCGGGCTTCACATGAACATTAGCAAATCCGGTACAAGCTGGTCAGTTGGTCCGCGTGGAGCAAAAGTAAACTTTGGAAAGCGTGGTACTTATATAACGACAGGAATACCGGGAACCGGGATTTACTCAAGAACAAAAGTAAGCAGTAATGGCATATCTAATAATAGAATGCAATCAGATGACACTGATTCGAGATATGAGATTAAAAATTATACAGGATGTCTTTTCTCGGCAATATGTTACGTGCTCGCAATAATATTGCCGATTTGCGGTGTACATTTCTCTATATCTATACTTCTTATCATAATAGGATTCGCGTTGCATCTATCATCAGTTGAAAAGAAGGGAACGATTCAAAGAAATAATGAAATTGACAACGATAACAATACCAAAGATGCGGAAATATCTATAGATAGGGCAATTATAGACACAGTAGATAAAGAAGAGGAATCTATAACAGAGGAAGAAAAAACAGAGTACCTCTCCGTAGAAAAGGCTGACATAACGAGACTTGACCCTCTATTTGAAAATGCGGCTCGATTAGTTGTTATCCACCAACAAGGTTCCACTTCGTTAGTTCAACGTAAATTCGCTATAGGTTATAATAGAGCAGGGCGTATTATGGACCAACTCGAATGCGCTGGTATTGTAGGAAAAACAAGTGGAATTAAAGCGAGAGAGGTTTTATGTAAAGACGAAAATGAACTTGAATATAAACTAAACCATTTGGAAAAATCTTGTTTTGAAAGACTTCAACAAAAACAGGAAGAAGAATTTGAAGAAGCGTCTCAACGAGAAATACAGAATGAAAGTTCAAGATTAATTAAATTGGGCATAGATTTAGAAAAGGAAGGTATGATAAATGAAGCTATAGCTGTATATGAAAAAGCTATCATACCACAACTTCCAGCAACACATCCGTATGATAGACTAATGATTCTCTATCGGAAAAAGAGAGATTATGATAATGAAATCAGAATCATTAAGATAGCCATAAGTGTATTTATGAAAGAAAATGAACGTAGAGCTGGAAGAATAATTGAAGAAGATTCATCATTATACAATCAAGTGATGCAAGCACTTGAAACCAATGAAAGCATTAGATATGAAGACGGAAAATGGACTTTCGTCCAATATGACGTAATGGAATATATTACAAGATTAGAAAAGGCTAAAAAGCTATTAGAAAAATCCAAATCAACAATGAATTAAAGGACAAACTAAATATCTAAGATTATGAAAAGAGGAATAATACTATTTTTTTCTTTTTTATTTTCTTGCTTGTTAAATGCTCAACTTTCCATTCAGCAAGATACCATAAGATATGTTATGGTAAATCTAAATTTGAGAGAGGCTCCTAATACGACCTCTGCTATTATTACTCAAATACCTAAAGGCACTCAAGTTACCATAGATGAAGACTGTGAATGTAAATGGATTCCAGTAAACTATAATGGATACATAGGATATGTTTCGACTAAATACCTTTCAAAAGAAAAAATAGAATGTACTACTACATACAATAACAGTACATCTATTAAATATTATACAAATTCAAAGGGAGAACGAGTACAATCTCCAACTTATTATAATTCCGCGCCTCCTGGAGCAACAGCTTTATGTAGAGATGGAACATATAGTTTTAGCAAAAGCCGTAGAGGAACATGTTCACATCATGGTGGAGTTGCAAAATGGCTAAAATAACAAATTAGACACATAAGATTATGATTGACTTTCTAACCATCATACTCCTAATATTCGGAGTACTGCAAATCATCCTCTTCTTCAAGGTATGGAGAATGACGAATGACATCAAAGAGATAAGGAACAAGTACCTTAAAGACGAGGACGAGAAACGGAGACAAGAAGCGGAACACGACCCATCTCCGAAAATCAGCAGCGGGTCTAAACCAACAATGTGATGATTTTATAAATTGTTTACCCATTGTTTACCTAAACAAGAACAAAACATAAAACAACAAAATGATTATCAACATAATACCCAATACAGTTCCTTAGATTGTGGTTCTGAATGTCGAGGGTTCGAGTCCCTTCAGTCACCCAAGAAAAAGAGGAATTTCAGTGATGATTTTCCTCTTTTTTTATTATATACCCCCTTTACCGGGACTCAGGGTTCAGTTCGAAAAACTGGGTCA